GCTGTTATATCCCATATAGTCCTGAAACCTCCTAGTATAGAAGTCGGCAGTTTGATTCATTCTGTTAAGCATATCCTTCATCTCCTCAGAAGAAACAGTATCAGAGTTTTCGCTTCTGTGCTTGTATACACCACCATTGCTGATTTGATACATAGCAAATGGAAGGTAGCTACTTTGTGCGTACCAAACCAACATAGGCTTAACGTAGGATGTAAGCAAATCCTTGTAGTCAGCGTATGCAACCAAATCTATATCTCCTGACAAGACTAAGTCCTGCATTCTATTATATAGCTTAGTTCCTAAGTAGTTTTGGATGTGGATATCTTGAGCCACCTCAATAAATTGAACCAACTTATCTGCATCAAGGTTTCCGCTGATGATAGACTTCTTTTTTAGCTCGCTTAAGGTAATGAATAGTACTTTCATATCAGTTATTTGCTTTTAGGGTATGCACCTCTATTTGGCATATCTACAGGTCTTATACCTACCTCAGCAGGGTTAACCGGATCAACATAGCCATCTTTCTTAGCTTCAGATGCATCTACAATTGTGTTCTTTCCTACAACTTTCTTGTATACTATTCTTTCCCAAAGGTGGTGGCAGTTCTTGCCTCCTTTGAACTTAAATAGGCTATAGTTTTGCTTCTTGTGACCAAGTTCAGCGTTTACTCCTCTAAAGGACATCATTGAGATGTCCTCTTTTCTGAAGACAACACTCTTCTTGGTCAAAGATTCCATCTGCTTGCAGAATCTTCTACTCTTCTCGCTGTTTCTTACAGGCGAATAAGCGTATCTAACCTTGTATCCTGCATTATCTTGTGAAGAACGTGCCTGAGGGTCAGCGTCGTCTTTAGTGACCGCTAAACTCGTTAAATCGAATTCTTCGTTCTCGTCAGTAACTAGCTCTCTGTGGACAATTTCCCACTCATCGCTAATCACTTCTCCTAGCTCTTCCAATTGGTTGTATAGATCGTCTCCTTCCTCGTCAGAAAAGTCGTGCATAGAGCAAGACTCATCCTCCTTTTGGGAGGAGAGTTTCTCGCCTGTCTCTTCTTCTCTTTTAACCTTGGTGGAGATGTTCTCTAGCTCTGTAAACTCGATTGGCTGTAGAGTAACGAAGTATAGGTTTAAGAATATCTTATTGAAGTTTAGTATCTCAGTAAGCCCATCTATGATTGACTGCTGAAATGGTCTGATAACGATGTTATCCATCAATATAGACGCTGTACGCAACTCTTCAGCGTTGTTACCGAATCCTGTATTGTCTTTGATACCTAAAAGGATTGGAGACACGATTCCGTGGCCCAACATAATCTTCTCTCTAGACTCATCTGCCAAGAACTGATACTGAGCGTGTGCGTCAGGCAAATGTATTGGCTCAAGGTCTGCTTTAGTCTCAGCTGACTCGTTGAAGGTCAATATAAATTTACCGGCCTGTGAAGTACCGCTAAACTTGTCGTATATCTTGTTCTCAATTAACTGCTGAGTCTCTTCGTCCGGAACTCCGTTGTTAAAATTAATCAAGAGTGATGGCTGAAGGCCATTTTTTATATTGTTGATGTGGTAGTTAGACACCTCTTGCTCAAGGTTGCAGTACTGCAAGCAAGCGTTGTAGTCTACAGGAGCATAGTAATAGAATCCGGCTCTATATGGCTTGAAGACATAAAGCTCAATGTATTCACCCTTGGAACTATTGCCAAAGGTAGGAATGCGCATAGGCTTGTCAGATGGTTTAATCTCACTCCACTTTGGGTGGTAGTAGTAAGCCATAATTTTCCCATCCTGTGCTTTTTCTGCACGCAATGTCTCCATTGGCCAATGCAACACCTTAACGATAGATGTCTTTTGCTTGTTATATACCACTTGTACAGCAGCTTGACCAAGCATCTTGAAGTCAGAAGTAACTCTTTTTATTTCTCTTGCCTTAAGAAGCATCTTCATCTTAGCGTACATCTCAGGCTTGATTTCGCTGTCTGTGGCCTCAAGGCCACGACCATAAATCATATCTGAAATACCATTGATACAACGAGCGTTTGTTGGACTGCCCATATAAGCATCAATCAGATTCTCAAAGTAGTCTCCACCATCTCCGTCATCGTAAAGAACATAATCCTTGTTGTATACTTCCTTAACAGATGGAGTCTGAAAGCTAGATAGATTTACGATCCTTGTAGCCCCCATCTTCGCAGGTTGCTTTACCAAGTTAATTTGTCTATTTTTCACGTTATTTCTCATACTATTCCAATACTATGTATTTATTGTCGTTGCCGTCATCAAAGAAGTCATATGCTCCGTCATTAATGGTGTGAACGATGTTTTTATTTACTTGAGATGTTACATAGGCTTTATCTCTAAACCAAATGTTGCCACCTTTTGTGAATTCCATATAATATGCGCTCTCTTCAACGAGAATAGATGAAGCTATAGACACTTGTACAAAGTTTCCATTGCTACTTAAGCTTGCTGACACATCAGACAAGGTTTGTGTGGCACCTGTTCCGTCTTCGGTTATAACCACATCAATATCGGTCAGGTCAGAGAAATCCCTCGGGATTATACTAACAACTTGGGCTGAGGTAGTTGGCAAAAGTCTTATCATAGAATGATAACTGAATGTTGTTGTTTTTGTTTTAAATAGAAAAGGGACTCAATAGAGTCCCCTTTCGTATCACATATGTATGCGAGTGTTATGAAAGAACAAATCCTACAGAAACAGGATCGTCTCCTAAGAAGTTAGCAGGAACTCTCTCCATACCTGTAAGGGTAAGGGTGTATCCGCTAAGTTCGTTCATAGCAGCTCCAGTAACGATAGTACCTCCTGTAACTTCCATTCCGTGCTCAAGACCTGCCAAGAAGAAGTTTCCGTTGTAGTCCTCTACGATAACGTGAGGTCTTCCGTAAGAAAGCAACTTTAATTCTTTGTGGTCTGCAACAGTTAGTTTCTTAAGAGTAACCTCAAGAACTTGTTCGAAAGCAGTTGTTCCAGTTAGTCTATCTGACTGAATGTTTTGAGTAAAGGAAGAAGCACCTTTAATCTCGTATTTGTATGCGGAAGGAGTGCCGGAGACTGCGTCAATAACATCGGTGTTCGTTACATCGGGAGTCACTCCCGTAATGTCACCAAAGTTAACGAAGTAGATTGCTTTCAATCCACCAACGCTGTCCTTGCAAGGCTCTAGTCTTCCTAATGATAAATCACAGGCCATAGTTATGTTTTTTTTTGTTTGGTTAAATAAAAAGGGGCAGGTAGGCTTTAAGGCTTACCTACCCCTTAATCATTATTAAGTAAAATTATGCTCCGGGAGTATACAAAACGATATCAGAACCGATTCCGTATTGTACCCCAGCGGTCATTCTCATTACCACGCGGACGTTCTGAGATCCGTCGATGTCGGACATATCTATAACCTTAACTTCGTTGTGGTCAGATAGAAGACCAGTACCGAAGAACAAGTTAGATTTTTGCGCACCTACCATATAAGAAGAAGTAAGACCGTTAGCAACGAACAAAGGAATACCTTCGAAGTTCAATCCGGTAACACCATCGTGGTATAGGTTAGCATAACCCAAAGCAGCTTGAGCAGCAATGTAAGCTTTCTTAACATTCAAAGGAATGTAGATAGCGAAATCCTCAGCACCATAAACTGCATCTGGAATAGCGTCACGCAATTTACCAAGCTCAGCGATTACGTTAGCGGCGGTGATTCCACCTGAAGCAGGAGAAGCAACATCAACTACATCAGAATCAGCAGTCATCAAAGCTACGAAACCAGCGAACTCACCAGCGTTAGCGTTAACACCAGCCCAAATGTTTTGCTCGTTTTTCTGAGCAACTTTAGCAGCAACGTGAGAAATCAAGAAGTCAGCGAAAGAAGGAGGTAAGCTATCAAATGCAGAGTATCCCATTTGTACAGCTTCCCAATCAGAGCGGAAATCTTTTTTGCACAATTGCAAGTTAACTTGGAATTCTTCAGGTTGAAGGATTCTCTCAGTTAAAGTAACAGTTGAAGTTGCATCGAAGTCACAAGTAGCGTTTTTCAAGATATCGTTTGTAGCGATTTTCTTGATAACTTCTTTGAACTTGATGTTCGGTTTTACTTCAACACCACCGTTCTCGATGGTTGAAGCAGACAAAAGAGCTGCAGAGATGTATTTCCCAGCAAATTCACCTGCATAAGTAGTGGTAATAGAGGTTGTAGTAGCCATTTTTGTTTATTTTATTTGTTTACGATTTTTGATAATACTAGGTCAAAGGTTGTTTTTGTTCTCTTCTGTGAGTAAAGGTTTAATTGCTTAGACTCAACATTAGCTTCAGGAGAGTGAGTCAAAGGAGTAACTTCTTCTTGAGAAGATAATTCTTCTTTAGAAAGTCCCTCTTCTGCTAACTCAGCAGGAGCATCCATCGGTTCTTCTGCGCTCATTGCGCTAGAAATTTGCTCAATCATTGCTTTCAATGAAGCGATTTCTTGTGCAAGCTCTTCTTTGGTCGCCCATTTATCTTCAGCTTCAGCTACGTCTTCTACGACATCCTCAGGAGCCATTTCATCTTCTACCATCGGTGCTTCAGCTAAGTCCTCGGCAACTTCTTCCTTCAATTCTACCTCTTCTACTTGAGACTCAACTTGCTCAACTTCAGAAAGCAAAATCTTCTTGAATTTTTCTACGATTTCTTTTGCGTTCATATATATTTATTTGTTTTGTTACTAAAAACTACTATGTTAACCAACACAGGTTAATCTTGTTGTATTTTTATTCTCTAGTGATGGTAGAATTACCTTGTTCATTCAGAGAACCAAGCCCTTGGGCTTGTAGTGATCCGTCACAACACTTGCTTGAATAGGTGTTGTTTTTGCACAAGCATCCTCTTCTAGATGCTTTAGGTGTAGCTTTACCAGGTGTCTTCTTCATCTATCTCGTCTCTTTTAGTTGACAGTATCAGTTCAATGAAAGGAATGTAGAAGACGTGGTCAACAGACCCGTCTTCGTATCTATAAGACCTCATCCCTACCAATATTCCGGGGTATAAACCCAATCCAATCTCCCAACTCATCTGCCTTGTCCTTTATATTTCTTTTTATAATTCTTGCTTGTCTTAAGACTAGAAGTCTTTGTTTTAGCGTGAACACCAGGACGTGAAACTTCAGATTTAACGACCTTTACAACTGCTTGTTGCTTCTTATTTGCCATCTATTTCGTTTAGTTTAGAGATTGCCCAATTAACTCCTGCGCTTCCGCCCCAAGCATCCCACATAAGACCTCCGCATCCTTCAGAGTAAGGAACATCTTTGTTTTGTTGGTGACGCTTAAATGAAGCCATTCTAGCTATGGTAGCTCTACTTAATGCTTCTCCGTTAGCCAATTGGTTAGCGCGTTGCTTACCTACTGAAGTTCCACAAGAGCCCCAGCCGTTTTCTTTAGCCCAAGCCAACGCTCTTTTAGCGTTGTTTCTAGCAGCTTCAGGATAGTCAGCGTAAGACTCTAGTTTGTATCCATATGTAGACAGCATTAAATCGTCCATATCGAACAATTTTGCTAAAGACTCATATTCCTCTGCCTGAGCGGAGAAGTCCTCTTCAATCGTATCCTGTGGGTCTGAAACATTATCCTTGAAGAAACCTTCGATACTAAATCCTAGGTACTTCCCTTCTTTAACGTCAGCCCAAACCTCTTCGTTGTACACCTTCATTGTTACCGCCCAAGCACCTTCTACAGCATTTAGGTTGTATATAGCGGTTTTGTCCTTAGAAGGGTCTTCTACAATCCAAGACTCGATTACGCTAACACCTTCAGCCACTTCTTGGTGTTCTAGTGTAGCATTGTTGTTCTTAAGCCTCTTCATAAACAACTCAGCGGCTTTTCTTACCGTATCCTTAGAGAAGGTAATGTTGTACTCGTAATCTCCACTCTTGCGGTAGATCAGCTTGTTTGGCACTAGGGCCAAACCAACAACGATTCTTTTCTCTTCGTCAACTGCCTTGAACTCAATCTTGTGCTTACTTAAAGCAACGAAGTTTTCCTCGATAGCAGGACTCTCAACTAAGCTAATTGCTTCTACTCCGCTGAATTCGCTTTCCTCATCAACGAATAGTTCTATAGTGTCTAATTGTCTCATAGTACGATAACTCTTTTTACTTATTTGTGTT